AGGCGTTGCATTGAACTTTTCTCCCCGGCGAAGTAGTGCCGTGATGTAGGCACGGTCGGCGCTAGGCAGCTTGTCCATTGCCTCGTGCCATATGCAGCCCCGGATGTTTTCTTCGATGCGTGGGGTGCCCATGATATGCACCAGTTCCATAAGGCCGTGATGCGCGATCAGCTCATCGAGTGACACGGTCTCGTCGTCATCGAGTCCGGGTAGTTTTTTGAATCCGCGCTTGACCCGCTCGCCGACAGACATATAACTATACACGGCTCGTGCGGCTGCACCGGTTATTCGGTGACCCTTCCTCATTTGCTCCCAGCCGTTAATGGCATCACTCAGTCTCTCGGAAATGGACCTCCGTCCGCGATAGCTGTAGAGGATGCCTCGGCTTTTGAGTTCTTGGGTCACGGGTGCTAAGAAGTAACCGGCTTGCGCCAGCACGAGCCACGATCCCTCACTAAAATCCAAATAGCTTACGTCAGGTACGCGCTCCACGAGCCCCGGGTCCTTACGGGGCAGGTAGGTCTTTGGGACACGGCGGTTGATCCGTTTGGCTACGCGCTCGGCTAGCGGGTGGACAGAAGCAGGTACGCGGTGCGATTGCTCAAGCACCTCATAGCCGCCGTTGAGGTTGATGAAGTGTTCTACATCTGCACCCGCCCAGCGGTAGATTGCTTGGTCGTCGTCCCCCGCGCAGTAGATGCGCTCGGAGCTCTGCTCAAGTATGTGGGCTACGTCCCATTGCAACGGCGATAAGTCCTGCGCCTCGTCGATAAATGTGATGGCAAGACGAGGGCAGAACTCCGCGCCTTCCCGGACGAAGACCTCTAGCATATCCGTGAAGTCGTAAAGCTGAAACCGGTTTTTGTATTCGGTCAGGCTGTCGGCAATGTACTTGACCCGATTCCAATCCATGCCCATGCCGCTTTCGTCATATTCTTCACGCAGGGTGACCTTGCGAAGGCGGGCTAGGTTGATAAGGCTGATCACGGGGTTGTCATTCTTGGTCAGGTCAAAGGCGTCGTCTTCACTCATGCCCTGCCCGCCAGCAGTCAGGTCGAACCCGATAGCGTGACCCAGTTCCTTATAGTGCTCTGTTTGCATCACCTGTTCTTGACGGATGCCTGACAGGCGCAAAGCGAAGCTGTGCAATGTGCGAAACCATGGCAGTTGTGTGGGCTCGAGGTGAAAGCGTTTGCAGGCACGTTCAATCGCTTCGTTAGCTGCTTGCCGTGTGAAGGCAAAGTAGCCGATATGAGCGGGATCTACACCAGAGCTAAGAGCCTCGTCCACTTTGTTAAGCAGCGCGGTAGTCTTACCGGTGCCGGGCGGTCCGTAGATGCGGAATATTTTATTCTTTTCCATCGAGGGCCTCGGGGTCAGCAAGGAAGCGATGGATGATTTGAGTGACGCCGCCGTAACTCATATTTAACTCTCGAGCGATCCACTTGACGCTGCGCTGCTCTTCTCGCCATTGCATGATCTGACGGTACTTAGCGTATCGAGCTTCACGTTTGGATTGTATGACTCCACGCTTTAGACTGGCTTTGCTACGCAAGCCCCCGGGCATGTCATGCCCCTGTTCCAAGAGCCGCGTTTCGAGTATCGCGATACTGCCCTTGCCGAGGTTAGGTATGTTATCGAGCTCCTTCTTCTCGGCGTACTCAATGAACTCCTCGAATGTCAGGTCGAACAGGAACTCGTTCTTGAGGCAGTTTCGGATACGTCGAGGCAGGACGAGATGGCACATCTTGCTGGGTTTATCCGGCAGTGCTTCAATCTCTTGTTCCCAGCGGACGCGCTGTGCGATGTTGACCACAATTTGGCACACACGTTGGCGTGACAAGCCCATTTCATCGGCAATGGATTGATATGTGCGAAGCTGCACTACGCGCTGCTCATGGATGTAATCGTTACGGTCTTTCATCAGAAAGGTGCTCCTTCACCACTGCCAAAGGATGGCGTTTTGATATCTACGTCTGCTTCGTCAAAAGCGGACACTTCCCAAACCCGAACAAGTCGTCCTTTAATTCGGAGAGCGCGACTTTGCCCGCCTAAATCCCGCAGACGTTGCGCTATCTTGTGCGTCTTATACTCAAAAAACTTATTGCGCTTGAGATACGCCTCAAAGTCTTTCAGACGAAACAGGGTGGTGCCGGTTTCTTCATCAGTCCACGGGCGCTTGAGCAATATCTCTTCCTTGTCATTGGCCTTTTGCATGTGAGCGCAGAACTCCTCTAAATAATCATAAAACTGGCCGCTTATGCTGGCGTCTTCGGCTACATCTATGATGGCGCTTTCGTTGTCCCGCATCTCATTCATTAGACCGCCTATGCGGCCCTCCCAAACCTGCTTACTAACAGACCGAGGCATGAAGTTAAGCTGCTCCATGCAGCACTTTTGAAACGCGGGTTGGCTCATCAGAGCTTCTGTATCCAACTCGACGGGCTCGCCGTTGACATCTAGAAACCAGACCGGCGGATTTGAGTTGTACTTGCGGAGGTTCGCGATAGCCGCGCCTTGGATAGCGGCACCGATGCCGTGCTTGCGGGTCTGGCACAAATCCTTATTGCAATGAGCGTTTATTGGAGAGTCGCTACACCGGTAGGCGTAGTCCTTCTTCTCAATCTGCTTGGCAACGATGTTGACCTCGCTGAGCGGCAGCGGCGGCTCCAGATACTGCAAGTTGTAGGTCAGGATCTCCGATTCCCAGCTATCCGGGTACGCTTTACGCAGATAGACGCCGATGTTGAACAGGCCGTTGTTGCGGCCACCCTCGGATATCTTGTTCTTGAGCAGGAACTGAAGGCACGGTGGGCCGTCCTTCATGGGTGATACCTCTTCAGGATCGCCTACCTGTAATGCCATCAGTTGCTCGGGCGTCTGCTTGTAGCTCTCGTAGAGCTCAAAGAACTCATCGAGAGTGGCGGAGGTGCCGTCGTCCTTGATCGCGTAGCGCAGCCCGTCCTCGGCGTCGTAGTACGGCAGGTTCAAAAAGTTGCCGACATCGTCGCGGTCAAGGTTGAGCTTAATTTGCTTTGGAAAGATTTCGCTGCCGCCGTACCCCAGCGCAGCGGAGATTTGTTGCAGCGTAGCCTGCATGTCCTTGGCATCTACCCATTCGGTGGTGAACAGGAAGCAATGCGCTCCACCGGACTTTGACCGGCAGACGACGAGAGGCAGCTTCAGCTTGCGTATTTTCTCGACAAGTACCTTATGGTCGAGTGGGTACTGATCAACGTCTACACAACCCCAGACACACTTGTTGTCCTCGTTAATAGGGATGATGCCGATGCCCCGTCCCTTACCGGACAGGTGTCCCTCCCACAGGGCCGTGTTCCGCGGTTCGCGGATGATGGCGGCTCTACCAGTGTTCTTACCGTTAGCCTGCTGTTTTTCGATTTTATATGTGCCGTAGGCGAGCTTGAGCCCGTCAAATATAGCTGAGAAAGTATCAACTGACATGTGTGCCCCCGTGAAGGATGAGGCGACAGGGGAAACACGACAATACCCTGCCGCCTCAACTGATTAGAACGGTACGTCGTCGGGGTTGATATCCCCACTCGCGGACTCGTCCTGATGCTTCACGACGACATCTCCAGAGGCTATGCTGGCAGCAAAGTCCTTACCACGCTGGTAGGTTGCCATGTCTTGAATTGGGCCGACGCGGCTCATTTCCCAGCCGTGCCAGCTACCCTTGGAGTTCTCCTCAAGTTGCGTCTTCAGCAGGTAAACGTGGCTGAAACGCGGCGGAGTGAACGGGCCGTTCTTGCCCTGCACGGTCAGGGAGGAGATCATGCTGTTCCACTTACGCGACTTTTTGAGCTGCGTAGACTTCATGGCAACCAGCGCGGTCTCAACCTGACCGTCCTCGTGCAGCACGAGCACATAGTGCTGGTGCGTCTCTTCTATGTAGTCACCGGAACCGTCTTCGACATAGTCCTTATTGTCCTCGGTAGACCGCTTGGTTTTCGGCATGGCCTCGCCCGGTGCGTAGACGGCCACAGGAGCGCCCGTCCCTTCGCCCAGAGGGGCCCAACGGATGAAACGACGCTGGTAGGCACACGGGACAACCTTAACGCCGTCCTTGCCCTTTAAGACGGCTCCAGTGACGGTGTTGTAAATGTCACCTTTGCGAGCGTCTTCCAGTACATCAAGTTCCTTGCTCATGCCGCCCAGAATTTTCAGGAACGGCAGCGCAAGATCTTCAGTGCCCATGTTCTCCAGACCCATTCCGGCATCTGCCTCAAACATGGTAGGATCGAATTGCACTACTTCCGCAGATTTGGTCTCTGCAACCTCATTTTTTTTACCAGCCATGGCTTAGGTGCTCCTCTTGATTATGGCTTTTTGTCCGACGTAGGCCCCAAACAACTCCATGGGAAACTCATCGCCAGCTTCA